ATTGCGATGTCGAACCCGTCCTCCACGCGGAAGACTACTCGCATGAAGCTGACCTTCACCATGCCGGTGGAGCGTACAGTCGATTCGGTAGTCAAAGTTGCCGACACTATCACCTACATCCTTGAAACAATCATTCCTGCAACTTGCTCAGAGACTGAGGCCACCAAGGCCCAGACAATGTGGAAGAATTTGCAGTCCAATGCTCTTGTGATAGCATACCTAGCTCAACGCGAGCCAGTGTATTGAACGACATAATCTTGTTGATATGTGTCGTTGTTGTACTCGCAGTTTATTTTTACTGCGCTTAAGCACTCCTTTAGAGGCTGAGGTGAGAAATGAAGGCACAGGCCACGTCGCGCAGTTCTGCAGACGTGCACTCGAAATTGAAGTTTGAGTGCGAATTCGCCCGTATGTTTTACGGCATCGTCAATACTCCATTAGCCATTTCAGCACTGCGGGCCCTCGATGAGGGTGCGTGGGGCGATTTGTGCGGACTCCCTCTACAGCTTTCAGACTATGATGATCCAAAGCATTTCGCCGAGGACTACCAAGTAGTTGAGCTGCTCAGGAAAAGTTCACACTTACCTGGCTATGACGATGAGTACCGTGAGACTGCGGCTCGGACCAAGTTCCTTGGTTGCGAGGCACATAACGCTGCTACAAACACCAGATTGTGGTGTTCGAGCCAACCAGAATGGTTTGGTGAGTTTAGCTCACAAGTGCTGAGGATCCTTGGACCCTTAGACACAAATGCGCTCGACTCTATCGAATCCCTGGGCAATTTTGGCCCGGGCGTTAATGTGGGAGTGCGGAATGACGGTTTGGTTCCGTCACTAAAATATGAAGCCATTCCAGTGTGTACACCGAAGCTGGCGCCGTTCCTGAAGGCCTTGATCCCGCAATATGTCCTGGATTTCCAGGGTGGGGTCGCGGCCGTAGAGGAACGTGTCAAGCTAGTTCCCGGTAATAAGCACTTTACTGTGCCAAAGAACTTCGAAATCGACCGTTGTGCCGCGTCCGAACCGCTCTGGAATTCTTACCACCAGGCGGGTATTGGGGCGTGGATCACACGGCGACTAGTGCGCTTTGGCGTCGACCTTCACAGTCAGGAACGCAACCAGTTTCTGGCCTCGATGGCTCAGTCTTGGGGTTTGGCTACGATAGATTTATCGTCGGCGTCGGATCTCATGGCTAGGGTTATGGTGAAGCTCGCGCTTTGCTACAACGGTTCTGAACAAGGTCAGAGGTGGCACCACTTGCTGGATAACGCTAGGAGCCCATTCATGAAAATGGGTGACTCCATGCTTCCGCTCGAGATGTTTTCCTCCATGGGAAATGGTTTTACTTTCCCCCTTCAAACTGCTATTTTCTTAGCGGTTATCAGGACCGTAGTGCCGAGCGAGAGATGGGACGTGTGTACCTGCTACGGTGATGATATCATCGTTCCGCAGGAATATGCGCCTCAACTCGTCGATCACCTTGAATACCTCGGTCTCAAGGTGAACAGTAAGAAGACCTGCCTGGCAGGTAGGTTCTTCGAAAGTTGTGGGACCGACTGGTTCGACGGACATAATGTCCGACCTTTCTATCTGCGCCAAGAGGCAGCTTCACCTATCCCGTACGCCCTATCAGCGGCCAACGCGCTTCGCGCTTGGTGCATAAGGGTCTACGGGTACCTTCCAGATCGCTATTACAAGCTATGGAAGTGGTGCAAGGGGCAAATACCAGTGGCCTTTCGTCACCCGGTTCCAAAAGAACTTGGTGATGTTGGGTTGCATGTCTCTCTGGCCGAGGCTCTTGCAGACGGGGTCAAACCCGCTTTTCAGGAGTACTCCTATTGGGAAGGTTACATTGTCGTGGCAGCCCGGGTTAAGACGGTTATGAAAGACCGCCGCACTCCGGGAGTATTAGTCCATGGCATTAGAGGGCTTAGTCGTAGAGGAGGTGTAGGCAACGTAGCCGATATCCCCTTGAGGAACTGGGCCCTCTCACAACGCAGTACCGCCGAAATGCCCGCTTCATTGGGGCTTGAACCCCTACGGGGCATTTTCGGTAGGACTCGCACCGAGCGGCATGTCGTCCTT